AACACCCAATGAGTGAAGTTACGACGATTCAGACTTACGACACTCCGAACTCTATGCGTGAGGATTTGTCGAACATCATCTACAACATCTCGCCGGAGACGACCCCGTTCATGTCGAACATTGGTCGCGATACGGCGGACAACACCTATTTCGAGTGGCAGACGGACGTTCTTGCTGCCGCCGACACGGGTAATGCGGTTGTCGAAGGCGCGGACGCTGGTGATACCGACTTCACCCCGACCGTTCGCGTTGCCAACTACACCCAGATTTCCAACAAGGTTGTCTCGGTGACTGGTACTTCGGAAGCCGTCAACATGGCGGGCATGCGCTCGCTGATGGCCTACGAAACGGCTAAGAAGGCGAAGGAACTCAAGCGTGATATGGAGGCGATTCTGCTCTCCAATCAGGCTGGCCTTGCCGGCAACACTTCGACCGCCCGTAAGACCGCTGGTTTCCCGACTTGGCTTATCACCAACTCGGTGACGAACGGTGCGACCCTGCCGGAAATGTCTGGTTCGGGCGGCAACGGTTATCCTGACACGGCTTGGACGGGTCTTTCGACCTCGACCGATGTCGCGTTCACGGAAGCCATGCTCAAGACCGCGATCCAGAACGTCTGGACCGAGGGTGGCGAGGCGAAGGTGCTGATGGTTGGCCCATACAACAAGACGGTCGCCTCTGCATTTGCCGGTCTTGCCGAGCAGCGCGTTACCTACAATCAGGTGAAGCCGCTGAAGATCATTGCCACCGCCGATGTTTACCTTTCGGACTTCGGTGAGGTGTCGATTGTCCCGAACCGCTTCCAGCCCGAGAACTTTGCCTTCGTGATTGACCCGGAATACGCCTCGGTTGCGTACCTCCGCCCGTTCACCACGTTGGACATTGCTCGCACGGGTGACAGTCAGAAGAAGGAAATGGTGGTTGAGTACGGCCTCCGCGTTAAGACGGAACTGGCTCACGCTGCCATCGCCAACCTGACCGTCTCCGCCTAACGATAATGGGGTGGGCGAAAGCCCACCCCATTATTTCCTGAGGGTTATATGGCAAAAGAAGAATACGCGCCCGGAACCTTTGATCTTGGATACGACCCGCTGACGCGCACGCGCCAGAAGATGGTTCTCACCCCTGATGGCAAGCTGGTCTTTGAGAGCAAGACCAACATTGACCAGATTGCTGAGGTTAATCAGGCGATCCGTAATGAAATTGTCCGGTCAGAGAAAAACGGCGATATGATTAAGGTCGCCAGCCTTCCCATGACGGTCTATTTTGATTTGAAGAAACGCGGTATTTTGGGCGACAAAGTTGCCATGAAGCGGTGGCTTAAGTCTGACGAGGCGCTTCCGTATCGTACTCACTGGATGACCAGTTAGGGTTCAACAGATGGCTAAGATTACCGATTACGATACGTTGCAGAGCGCGATTGCGGACTGGCTAAACCGCTCCGACCTTACATCGCAAATCCAGACATTCATTCAGCTTGTTGAGGGTGATCTGAACACCCGGATGCGGACCCGCGATATGGTCATCCGGGCGGAGGCAACTAGTGATAATGAGTACGTTCAGCTTCCCGCTGATTGGCTAGAGGCTATCAACCTCCAGATTGTGGATGGGAAAAGCCCGCTTCGGTACGTCTCAATGGATGAGGCGGACATTATTGTGAAGCGCCAAGAGTTTACCAGCCCGACTTTTTACTCAATTATGGACAATGCGATTGAGTTGGTTCCAGCACCGTCTGACGATGTTGACATCGAGATGGTTTACTACGGGAAAATCCCATCGTTGAGCGACGAGGAACCCACCAACTGGCTGCTCACGAAAGCGCCGGACGTTTACCTGTACGGGTCACTTTCCCACGCATCTCCGTTCATTCTTGATGACCAGCGGATGCCGATGTTCACGCAGTTGTACTTGGCCCGCACGGAAGCGTTGAACGACGAAAGCAAAATCTCAACCCATTCGGGTAGCCCGCTCGTGGCGCGTACCCGTGCTGTCTATTAGGAGTCAATGAAATGGCTGGTTCTTTTTCTAACTTCGCCGAGGACTTGGTTCTGAACTGGCTTCTGACCACGAACTCCGCAACTCGCCCCACCGCTTGGTACGTTTCGCTCTACACGGTTGCGCCAGGTGAGGGAACTTCTGGCACTGAGGTTTCTGGCAACAACTACTCGCGCACCGCAGCCACCTTTTCCGTTACCGGCACGGCCCCCACGACCGCTAGCAACACGGCAGCGGTTGAGTTTCCGACTGCCAGTGGTTCGTGGGGTACGATTGTCGCAGCGGGCATTATGACGGCCTCTACGAGTGGCTCTTTGCTTGCCTATGGCGACCTTTCGACCAGCAAGGCAATCGACACTGGCGACGTTCTGCGGTTCAACACGGGCGAGATTGACGTAACCCTCGACTAACCATGACCTGAGGTTAATCGAATGGGCACTCGCCCCTACGGTTTATGGGACTACGGCGAAGGCGTTTACGGGACAGTTGATCTCGTAGACGCCTCAGTCGTTATTGCGGGAACCTCCGCCGTAACTGCGCTTGCGGTAAAGGTTGTTTCTGCCTCAGTTACCTCTACCGCGCAGTCGTCCGTTACTGCCAACGCTGCGGCCACGAAAGCTGCCGCGTTTACCTCCACCGCGCAGTCATCCGTTACCGCAGCCGGGACTAAGGTTCTTCAGCCTTCCGTTCTTTCGCAGGCAACGGCAACCGTTACGGCATACGCAAACCGTGACCGGAATGTTTCCGTTGCAGCTAATGCCACCTCTACCGTAACCGCCGTCCCAGAACGGGATATTTACCTAACGCTCTCCGCGCTGGGGCAATCCTCCGTTACTGCCAACGCTGCGGTTACTTTGGACGGCGCATTCTCAGCCGCCGGTCTGTCCGCAGTAACGGCAAGCGCAACAAGGATTGCCCAAGGCTCGTTTGCAACCGTCGCGGTTTCTGCATTTACGGCAAGCGCAAGCCGATACAGGGAGGCCAGCTTCTCTGCGGTCGGGCAATCCAGTGCCGCGTTCAATGCAGTCCGTGTATTCAGCGGTTCGTTTGAGGCGGCGGGGGAAACTGCCGTTACCGCAGACGCTGCGATTATCTCTACAGTTTCCGTTTCGTGCGTTGCGGAGTCCAGCGCTTCCGCCACTGGCGAGCGGGTGCGGACATCCTCTGTTCAATCAACGGCAACCGGGGCTGTTTCGGCAACTGCAACTTCAATTCTGTCTGGCGCTTTTGTAGCGGCCGGGCAGTCGGCGGTCTCGGCATTTGGTGGGTTGACCCGCCCAGCCGCGTTTACCTCTACCGCGACCTCCTCCGTCACTATGACGGCTCGCTATTTGTGGGAGGTGGAGCCGGTAAGCCCAGAAACCTGGACAGACACAACCACCAACCCCGCCACTTGGCAGCCACAGACGGTAACGAGCGAAACCTGGGCCGAAAGTGCAATACCCACTCAGGTGTGGCAAAATCAGTCAACCCAGTCTCAGACTTGGAATAGAATTTAGGGCTTGGAGATAGAAAATGGCCGATACCTTTACCACTAACCTCAATATGACCAAGCCAGAGGTCGGCGGGTCGTCTGATACTTGGGGAACGAAGCTAAACACCGACCTCGATACCGTGGACGGTCTGTTTAACGCGGCGGGTAACGGAACCTCGGTCGGTCTGAATGTAGGTAGCGGCAAGACGCTCACGGTTGCGGGAACCCTGACGGCAACTGGCACCAGCGCCTTTAACGGTTACACCGTCAACACTGCCTCCGGCGTTGATGGCGAGTGGACGACCGCCGGTCTTACTGTTTACAAAGATGGGGTCACACCGCAGCACGATGGCCCGCTGCATGTGATGTCCGGTAGTGCGGGGACGGTTACCGCAAGCACATCTGCTGATGAGTTAGTAGTGGAGGGCGGTGGGGTTAGCGGCATTAGCGTTATCACCCCAGATGCGGATAACGGGCTTTTGCAATTTACTTCTCCCACTACAACCGGGTCGTGGGGGGCGAGGTTAAATTTTGCTTACACGGGCGGCGCGTTTGAAATTGCCACTAACAAGACCAACGCAAAATTGTTGTTTAGGCCAGACGCAAATTCTGAGCGCGGCGAATGGAACACCACCGGCCTGACTTGCTTTGCCTCCGGTGTCACGCCGCAGCACGATTGTGAACTGCATGTGATGGACGGAACAAGTGGAGTTTATACTGCAGCCTCCGCAACTCAATTAGTTGTTGAGTCGGATGGTGCCGCTGGCATTCAGTTGATGGGGGGTACCGGTGCTAACAACCTATTTTTTGGTAGAAAACAGGCATCTGGCACCGGGTACGGATACGCGCAGTATGCAGAAGGGTCTGGGTTTGAATTTGGGACGGTAGCTAGTGGCGAAAAGATTACGTTTCTTTCCGGCAACGGGGTCACCGCCATGACCATCGACAGCGCCGGTCAAATTACAAAGCCGCTCCAGCCGTCATTCCTTGCCACGGCGACCGCGCAGCAGGCCAACGTCACGGGTAACGGCGCAAGCGCGACGGTCACGTTCGACTCGGAGAAGTTTGACCGGAACGGGGACTTCGCCAGCAACACGTTTACGGCGCCAGTCACAGGGCTCTACCACCTGGAGACGCAGGTGTGGTTTTCCGGCATCACCGCTGCGATGACGCAAGGAACCCTGCGCATCGCGACAAGCAACCGCTCGTATTACAAGCGGTTCAATCCAGCGGCGGATATGTCGGTTGGTACATCACTCAGCGTCACCCTGTCCGTCCTGGCGGACATGGACGCCGCAGATACAGCTACGGTTACGGTCACCCTTGAGAACGGCGCTGGAAACACCGCGGACATTGAAGGTGGCGTCACCGATGGATACACGTTCTTCGCAGGTTGGTTGGTGGCCTAAATGGAAAATCGCACACTCACTCAAGACGAGCGGGCAATCCTACTGCCCGCGCTGAACCCCGACCTTGCTGACGTATGGAAATGCGATGCCGCAGACATCGCGGATCGCTGGTGGGCGC